CCCACGCCACCCCCCCCCCCCGGGGGGAGCGCGCCCACACCCCCCCCCCCCCCCCCCCCCCCCTAAGGGGGGGGGGGGGGGGGGGGGGGTTTGTGTGTCGCCGGTCCCCCCTAAATTAAAAGTAATTTTGGACGCTGCTGTGGGTTTCCGGGGGATTGCATGTTGTCAAAATAAATACAAGCACTATATTGCGGGTAGATACCATTCCAACAACGAACGAGATATCATGAATAACATCCAACTTAAAGCTGCAATCATCGACCGATTGAACGAGCAATGTGATCTGCCGTTCCTCGATGAGGCACAGGAGGGGGCGTTACTCTCAACTCTCGTCACGCACGCACTGAACCTTATCCCGGTGTCGCTGCTGCCCTTGATGCTGGACAGCACCGATGGCCTCACTATTCTTGAATTTGAGAAACATAGAGGGGAGGTGGTCGATTACATCAACAACATTGTGGACATTCCCTATGTCGTTGAATCAGTGGAAGCTCGGTTTATTAGCACGGCTATCACGGCCATGCTTATTCCGTTGCTCAAAGGGGAGTCGGTAGAATGAACAACACTACCCTCTTGATCATCGCTGGTCTAACATTGGTCTCCGCCTCCAGCATTGTTCCCGTGGCATCAACTGTGAAGTTGCTTGTAGGGAAGCTGAAAGCCGGCGTTTCTAAGACCAGTGAATCCCCTAGCGACACGAAGGCCTTCCAAGGAGGGCCTTCGGAGCTTCCCCCTGCGGGCACGGTGGACTACATCAACGCGATGATCAGCCAGTTTAGTGAGGAATCTGATAGTGATGTCCTCATGTTTGTTGGCGATGGGCTGTCCATTCACGAGGCTTTGCTCGAAGTTTATGCAAAGAAGAAACCCGTATGAACAAGATTTCCTTCCTTGCTGGGGTAGCCTGCTTGGTCTTTGCCCTGTACCAACCCTCCCCGGACGTACCAACTCCTGAACCCGAACGAGATCCCGTAGGGCAGGCAATGGATTCCTATGAGGAGGCTTTCAGAATAGCGTCAGCACGGATCGCTACGAAGCTACTTGCGGGTGACTTGACAACAGATGTTGAGTCCCGCAACGCACGGGAAGACCTGCTGAAGCAGGGCATGAAGCAGGCTTTTTCAAGCCTCGCAGCCAAAGAGCAGGAGACCCTGAAGGACGGCTGGTCCCCTGAGAAGGAAGCGGAAATCTTAAAGGGGTACACAGGTGCAGTCCATAACTAATATCCGGTTGGAACTGGAAGACCGGCAGTGGCTTGAGGACCTACCAGAGGTACCTGTTACCTTCTTCGGCAGATTCTCGCGACCTAATGAGATCACCCTTGACGATATCAAACAGGAGAACCAAGGCCAGATTGGCTCCTGCCAAGGGAACTCGATCACCTCCTGCACCGAACGAACACTCAACGTAGCCCGCACAAACGCCGGTATGCAGCTTAGCCGGATGTACGCTTATCTGGCTTCCCAGAAACTGGACGGACTGCTAGGCGGCGACCGGGGATCTACAATCAGCTCAGGGGTAAAGATTGCCCTACAGGGGATTCCGTCGGAGCAAGATGTTCCGTATCCGAACCCCGCACGCTACCCATCGAGGGGTGGTATTAACAGCATTCTCCAAGAAGGACGAAAGCTGTATTCAGTAAAAAGCACATGGAAAGTGCCTACTGGTGTTGAGCTGATCTATGATTTCCTTGCATCCGGCGGGGGCATCAACCTTGGTATTTCGTGGTGGGGCGGCATAGTTCCTAGGGACAGGATTGTACGCAGCTACAACCCACCGAGGGGTGCAGGTGGTCACGCCATTGCCCTGCTGGGGTACCGGAAAGATGACCTGTTTACCATCATGAATTCACATGGTGATGGTGAGTTCTATGTCACCCCTGAGGCACTGGTTCGAATGCTTAACCACCAGAACACGGCTGCCGTGGGCGTGCTCGGGTCAACCAACCCTGATCCAGTTGACTGGTTCAACGACTCCCCAATGTATTGAGATACCATGAATAAAATTGACTTAGCTGTAGTGGTTGTTCATGCCGTAGCGATCACCCTTATTGGGGTGGTCGCTACTGACATTATGCAGTACGATGATCCAACCCCGCACGCCTATGTGAGCTGGGTAGATGACGTTGCTGACAGCCTCGTTGAGGCGGCTGAGGTGGCGTCTATCCCCGGTCAGACCATCGCCGACACTCTTGTGCCACTAGACCCCGTCAAGTTTGTCACAGAGGCTACAGCATCGGTGTACCTAACAATGGCATCGACTAAAAACTGTGGCCCCTGTAAGGCGTGGGTGGCAAATGAAATGGGCCGCGTAGCCTGTAAGACGGAAATCACGGAGTACATCACACCCCCCTCGAACGTAAAACTATACCCGACATTCTTCCTATGGGTGTCCAAGAATAACACTTGGGTGCAGGTGAAAAAGTGGGAAGGGTACACATCCGCAGGAGTTATCAACAGTGAAATCAAAACGCAGTCTCCGTAGAGTACCGTGGGGCTTAAGACATGAGGTACAGGAAAGGTTTTCAAGGGATTCTACCCGTGCCCTGAAGGTGTTTGAAGCCTTCGACAAGGCCAATGAAAAGGGTATGCCAATGGATACCCTGGAAGAAGCAAAGAGGTCTGTAGGGATTGTACTCTACCCGTTCCTAATCCGCTGGGTTCTCATGCCCCTAGTGAACGTAATGATAGAGTTCTTGTGGATGAGATTCATGTCTCAAGACTGCATAAACCAGAAGAGTAGATACTAATGAGCGATCAACACGCTATCCAATGGCCAGTGAACGAGCACACGGAAAAACTAAATCAATGGTTGCTCGGATCTGCTGACAATGATATTGAGTGGCCGGCTAAAAAGATTTGTGATGTTGTCGCATCAATCTCCACAACTTTTCTGGACGGCTACCACATGGTGCCGGATTCAGACGGCGGGATTGTGTTTGTACGCAACGATAAAAAAGGTGATCAGTGCCATGTGAATCTGTACGATGATGGTGATATTTACACCACGTACATCAGCGACGGAATAGTCATATCACATGCCCAGATTGTGTAGTCGCCGCGTCCACCGATAAAATCACCACCAGGAGAGTAGATCTATATGACACAGCTATCTGAGATCCAAGCACAGCAAGCCCTAGGCGTCACCGACGTGGATGCGATCGCCACAGCATTACGGGCCAACCCTCGACATAAGCGAGACACGAACGCAGCGGCGTTGTACCAGATTCTGGTCAACGAATTCGGCGTGCTGCGAGGCAGCGGCAATGCGGCATCGGGACTGCTCGAAGACCACATGGTCGCCCTGCCATCTGCATATGCAGCACTGGTCGACGGCTATCGTCAGTTCGTCTCAAATCCGTGGAGCGAGTCAGCGGCCATCAGGGCCACCCTGCCACAGATTGGCTCGCTGGTAAGTGCGATCACGGCCATCACGGCGGGGATTGTGGACGCTCGAAATGACGGCGTCACCACTGGCCAGCAGGTTGAGGATGCGGTTGAGCTATTGACTGGCGGTCAGGTTAATAATGGGCTGACCGGCGTAGGCGTGCAGGCGATTCTGGACGCCGAGGCAACGCGGGTTGCAACGGAAACTCTCTCAACTGATTGGGTGGCACGTCTTAACGACGGTGGTATCAACGTCGCTCTTGCGGCGGGCGATCGTGATGCGTTGGTTACCGCGTTACGTGCGGCAGCAGATTTGATCGGCGGTGCGTAATGGCGTATCCGTCTATTGTGGACGACAACTCCGATTCGTTTGGTAACAGCACTTCACACACCATATCTTGGGGCACTGCGCCCGCCGCTGGTGATTTGCTTTTTGTGTTTGTTGGCTACGACGCTTACGCAACGACAACAACGTGGGGCACATACGGATTCACCGAAATTCACCAGCTAGCGGTGGTTCAGACTAATCAGGAGGGTGCAAGGCTATTTGTACGGGTATGCGATGGATCAGAAGCTAGCAGCGACACCATGACCTTGTCGGCGTCAGAGGCGATTAGCTATTGCACATTACTAGTGCGGGGCTGGGGATGGTGGGTCACAAAAGAATCGGGCAATGCAACACCGCCGCGGTCTCCACTAATTATATCACCTGCTGACAGCCAAGATATCCTATGGGTCGTCCTCGCATCGTGTCGGGACACCAATGCGTGGAGTGCGGCACCCAGTGGATACACGTTGGCCGTTAATTTAGTTAACTCCCTTGGTGGGGGCACTTCGAACGTTGATGTCGCAATGGCGGCAAAACAAGCAGCGGCAGCATCTGAGACGCCCGCAGCATGGGGCGCGAGTGAATTGGGGGTGGCAATTACATTGGCAATTGGCCCAAGCATATCAGCCGGCGGCGGAATACAAATAGCACGCGGAATGAATGGGGGCATGAGATGAGTGAATTTGTTTATGCGGGCTTAACCTCACAATCGATCGACATATTTTTGCAGGACTCCAGCAGTGCGGTTGGTGCTGGCCTGACCGGGCTTGTGTTTAACTCCGCCGGGCTGACGCTCTATTATCGCAAGGGAGCAGCGGGCACACCTACGGCGATTACACTAGCGACGCAAACCGTCGGTGGGGCATGGACGTCGGGCGGGTTTGTTGCAGTGGATGGCACCAATATGCCGGGCGTCCACAGGCTCGACATCCCTGATGCTGCCGTCGATGCCTTAGGATTTGTCACGCTGTATTTTATGGGTGCGACAAACCTATTAGCCACAGCACTACGTATCGACTGCCGAGCGATCACTGCGGATCTTGTCGACGCTCCAAACGCCACGGCAGTGACGGCAATTCAAAACGGATTAGCGACGCCAACAAACATAACGGCAGCCACTGGTATTGTGCTGGCGGGGGTCGAACACACCGGAGCAATCATTCCGACAGTGTCAACAGTTACTGATGGAGCTAAGTCATTGACTGCCCTATCGACCGTAACATGGACACCGACGATTGCAGGATATATTGATGTGGCTGTGAGTAGTCGTAATGCTGTGACGCCACCGACGGTTGCAGAATTCAACGCACGAACAATACTTGCAGCAGATTACTTTGATCCTGCGGTCGATACAGTGGCTCGCGTGACGCTGGTTGACACGACGACAACTAACACTGATATGCGTGGCACCGATGGGGCCAACACAACAGCACCAGCCACGCCAGCGAACGTATCAGCAGTGACGACCACACTGGCCGCATTGCTGCCAATCGCATTGGTCGGTGGCCGGATCGATGCCAGCGTGGGGGCTGTTGCAACTGACGCAATCAACGCAGCAGCAATTGCAGCAGATGCGGTGGCTGAGATCCAAGTAGGGTTGGCAACAACATTGGAACTCGCCAAAGTCCCGAAGGTTGGTGGGACTCATGTTTACACGCAGGTATCCGCCAACAGCGGTGCTAAGACAGCGAACGTGTCTATCAGCGACGTGGTGTAACCATGGCAGTAGAAAATGTATATGGCAAAGCAAGGGAGTACGACACCGATCTGGATATATTTGGAGTCGTCTTCTCTTTCACAGTAACAGACATAGTGCCTATAGGTTTTCGGCAGGAAGCCCTTGGGTACTACGTTGATGTCTCACCGAACGAAGTATTCATACCGGGCGGGACTAACGGATATTTTATAGGGGGTGGGTAATGAGCTGTGCAAGAACAATTGTAGTAAGAGAGGCATCCTCCGCATCAGTGATGTATAGGGTATCCACCGGGGGTGCCTATATCACTCAGGCGGGTGTGTCCAGTGTCCAGTATGCTATTATCAACGACGCTACGAAAGTTGTCATATCAGCACTAGCTTCACTGACGGTTGCTGACGTTGTCTACGATACCCTACAGACGGACTCGATGTGGACAGAGGATAACACTGGATACAACCTACGCCACGACATTGACCAGACGGTCTTTACAGACCCAAAGATTAGGTACCGATTAGAATACCTAATCACCCTAACGGGTGGCACCTCATTCTACCTCAGCCCGCTGGTGGCTGTTCCACAGGAAATGTTTAGCAACTAAGGGTAATCATGGACTTCAAAGAAGCGGTAAAGACATTGGCTAACTTAGCTGATGGTAAGAGAGTAACAAAAAGGGAACGCCTCGAAGCATTGGAAGCGGTCAAGGCCACCCTGAGCGCACCAGACAAGCCCCGACAAAAACCAAAACGAATTGAGATTTAAGTGCCAAACAACGAGAGGCAGCTAAAATACCAAGCGAGGAAGGATGCTGAGAAAGCAAACATTCCCGGTATGCCGCTACCTCTCAATATGGTGCGTAGGGATGGGTGTAGGTTTGACCTGCCCCTGTTCCTTACTACCTACTTCCCGCACAGCACAGGGCTAAAGCCATTCAGCCTTTCCCACCTAAGTGCCATCGAACGGATGCAGTATTCCATTCTGGAGGGTGGCTCAGTAGTCATGACTTGCTTCCCACGGGGGTTTGGTAAGACTACTATCTCAGAGAACGTGGCGCTGTGGGCCACCCTGTACGGGCACAGGAAGTTTGTGCCGATCATTGGGGCGGACAAAGGCTCAGCGGTAGATAACATCGCCTCACTGAAGTTTGAACTCACAGAGAACGACCTACTGGCGGAAGACTTCCCCGAAGTTGTGATACCGTTCAAGATGCTGGATAACAAGGCACAGCGGTGTGCCAACCAGAAGCACCAAGAGGAACTAACCTATATCCGATGGAACTCCGAGGAATTGGGGTTTGCATGGATTAAGGATAGCAATGGGAAATACCTAGAGAACAGCGGGGCAACCTTCCGATGCCTGGGTATCACCGGACGTATCCGTGGTATGTCTATAAAGTACCCTGATGGAACCAAGCAGAGACCCGACTTCTTTATTCTCGACGACCCACAAACCGATGAGTCCGCACTCAGCCCCACCCAGTGTGATAAGCGCCTTTCGATATACCAGAAATCAATTCTGCGCCTTGGTGGTCATAGCAAGCTGCTCAGTGGCATTATCAACGCTACAGTCATTGAGCCGGACGACATGGTCGATAACCTGTTGTCTCATGAGAAACATCCGGAAGTGGAAGGAATGAGGATTCCCATGCTAACCGCTATGGCGGACAGGCATGAAGAACTTTGGATGGACAGGTACTCGGAGCTACGACGAACGTACAACCCCGAAGACCCAAGAGACAGGCGGCGGGCGATCAACGAGGCCAACCAGTTCTACGCTGAGAATCAGTATGAAATGGATGAGGGGGCGGGGGCCACATGGCACCACTGTTTTGCCGAAGATGACGGCGAGCTATCAGCCATTCAACACGCCTACAACATTCTGATTGACGACGGTCCTGTGGTGTTCGCCTCAGAGTGTCAGAATGAACCAATCTCACGGCGACCCGTAGGGATCGAGTTCCTGACTGCTAAAGAGATCCTATCCACCCGAGTGGGTATGCACAGGCATATACCCAAGGGTGTAGAAACTATCGCCCTGCATATCGACGTGCAGAAGAGGGCATTGTACTACTGTGTTACAGGCTTCACAGATAACTTCACGATACACCCTATCGAGTACGGGATCTTCCCTGAGCAGCGTAGTACGGGCATGAGCTACTCTAGGGTGCGTAACACCCTACAGCGTAAGTACAAGGGCATGAGTGACGAAATGGTCCTCACGAACGCCATCAAGGACCTACTATCCAACCTGATGTCCAAGACATATCTTAGAGAAGATGGGCTTAGACTTAGGTGTGAGCTGGGGCTGGTGGACGGGGGTTACCAGACAGACTCTGTACATAAGGGAGTCTCGGAAGCGGGAATGCCTAACACATACGTCGCACACGGTCGAGGGATAAAGGCTGCGGATACGCCAATGATGAGCCTACCCCGACGTAGCGGCGAGAGAAGGAGTAAGGACCCCTTCGTACCTTGGAGGATGCTGCCGGACCAGAACAGACGGTCGGTCAAGTATATCCTCTTTTGTGCGAATAGTGCCAAGACCTTCACCCATAGACGAATCCGAACGGACCTCGGAGAGCCGGGATCATTTCAGCTACCTGCTGGAGACCATAGAGACTTTGCGTCGCACTTGAGCGATAGTGAATTCCCGACTGAAACCGAAGGGCCATATGGGAGAGTCATCGAATGGGGTGCAGTACCGGGTCGACCAGACAACCATCTATTTGACTGTTTGGTTGGCTCAGTAGTCGCCGGTGGAATTACAGGTAAATTAAAGTTTGGTGAGATAACACCACCCCCTGCACCGAAGGTGAAGAAAGTAAGCTACTTATGAAAAAAGCCCAAAAAAAGGTCTCCGTTAAGAAGGCTCCTGCGACCCCTGTGGCGGCTGTCACCTCCCTACCTACGGGATGCCCAAAGTGTGGGTGTACAGACAGAACCAATAAAGAATCCGTAATTAACAGGGATATCAAGGGCACAACCTTTACAGGGTTCACGTACACACAGGTTAAGTGGTCCTACGTCTCATGCAGGGAGTGTGGGGGGAGATACAGAATTGTTGAGTATTTACGGCCTACCTCTCGCGACCACGAGAGTGGTAGTGTTAACTAAAGCCACGTACGCACTATAATATGCTAGGAGTCAACAATGTCAGATGACCTTCAACAGCTTGAAGAAGACTACAAAAACCTGACCCAAGCTATCCGCATGGGTATCACCACCATTGTGGCGGGCGGGCAGACTACGGTTTTTGCAAGTATTCCAAATATGCAGCGGGTTGCTAGTCAGCTAGAAGCCCAGATCGCTGAGTGCAAAGGGGAGACCCCGCGTAAACCTCGCGTGTCATCCATCAACCTTTCGCGAGGCGTGTAATGTCCAAGAAGAAAAACAAGGCGAATAAGGTTAAAACCAGCTTTGCCAGTGGGTACGATGCGGTTGCATCAGTCGGCAAGCGAAAAGCAGCCAGCCCCATCCTGAAGAATGAGGATGAGTTCCTTCACGGCCAGCAACGTAAGGCGATGATTGGCACAGGCCAGACGCTTTACCGCAACTTTTCTATGGTTGCGTGGGCGGTACGGAAGCACCTCGACTACAACACAGATTTCAATTTTCAGGTCCGTTCGGAGAACGAGGAACTGAATGACCAGATTGAACTTCTGATGAAGGTATTCAGCAGGCCACATAACTGCGACTCCTCTCAGAGGTTCACTTTTTCACAGATGATCCGCACAGCGGAAATGAGACATATTCTGGATGGCGACTTCCTGTTCCTCAAGCGAACGAACGGAAGCCTTACTGCTGTTGAGGGCGACCTCATGCAGACCCCAGATGATGCTGAACCCGCTGAGAAGTGGTTCAATGGTTGCAGGGTAAACAATGATGGGCGGCCCCTACAGTGGGGTCTACACGCCCGTGAGCGGTATGGGCGGTACAAGTTTCTGCGGCGGGTGCCAGCTAAGAACCTTGTACACCTAGCCAGCTTTGATAGGTTTGACCAAGTACGTGGCGTGTCGCCACTGGCCGCAGCCTACAACTCGTTTCAGGACGTGTACGAGGGTGTTGACTACGCCCTCGCTAAGATGAAAGTCGAGCAGCTATTTGCTCTGGTCATTTCCTCTGCCAACGCCAACGGCACAGGAGAGTATACCAGAAACGGGGATGGCACCTATGATGTGGACTTCGGAAAAGGCCCCATCAAGATGGAAATGGATCAGGACGACACAGCACAGTTCCTGACCTCAGACAACCCCGGAAGCAATACTCAGGACTTCATCAGCTTAGTGTTGAGCATGGCCATCAAGGCTCTGGACCTTCCTATCAACTTCGTGGACGAATCCCGAACGAACTTCTTTGGATCACGGGCAGCTTGGATGCTGTATGACAGATCCTGTAAAGCCAAGCGTGACGTGGTGCTTGAGTCACTTCGGCGTATCACAGTCTGGAAGCTACAGCAGTGGATCATATCAGGTCTACTTGTACTTCCCGACGAGATGACCGTCAACGATGTTCCGTTCGAGTGGGTACACAGGGGTATGCCTTGGTGGGACCCCGTCAAAGAGATATCAGGTGATGTTATGGCTATTCAGGCAGGTCTGGATAACCCATACAGAATCTGCAAGGAACGTGGCAGGGGTGAGTTTGATGAAAACCTGAAACAGATTGCCAAGGCCAAAGAGGCAGCGGAGTTACTAGGCATACAGCTAAGTTTCATCCCACCTGAGGTTGAGGAAAACCCTGAAGACCCTAACACACAAGAGGATGACGTATAATGCCAGTCATTGAAAATAAACCTACGCGGTTCCGCAGTGCGTTCAACAAAGGGGGAAGCCTCACAGTTGATCGCGAGGGTGGTAAGTTTGGCAAGGGCGTAATCTACTCGACGAGCATTATCACTCGCGGGGAAGCCCTTGGCCACGAACTGTGGGTAGACCAAACCTTCCTGTCACAAGTAGAGGAGGGTATCAACTCCAGCCCTACGGGCATCAAGGCACGATTTACTCACCCCGGTCTATCCAGTGACGGAGTGGGTACAAAGCTGGGTAAGTTCTACAATGCTGTTGTTAAAGGTGATCAGGTCTTTGCTGACCTGCATTTCCAAGAGGCGGCGTATAACACCCCTGATGGGGACCTCGCCACCTACGTACTTTCATTAGCAGAGGATACCCCCGAAGACTTTGGATTATCCATTGTATTCGATCATGACTTTGAAGCCTCAGAAGAATATGACGAGGCTGTATCCCTTGGGGCAATCCAAGGCGACAAGGGAAATGAAGAGGGCTACTCTTACGCACGACTATCACGCATCTACTCCTGCGACGCAGTAGACAGCCCAGCGGCCAACCCCAGTGGGTTGTTCAAACGGGGGCAGGAGTCGGCTATTGATGCAGATGCTTATTTACAATATGTGCTTGGCCTTTCAGATGTGAAGCCAACGCAGTCCTCATTCGCAGTGGATGGGGATAGGGCCAAGCAGTTTGTTGCTAGGTTCTTGTCACGTCAGGGTGTAACTCTTTCTACTCTAGGAGAAGACAAAATGGCGGACGCAATTGATGCTCCGGTTGAAGACACACAGGACAAGGATACTTCTCCTAGTCGTGCGGACTTCAATGCAGAACTTGGTGCTTATGTAACAGCATTCGGGGTTTCAGAAGGTACTGGCTGGTTTCTTAAAGGCGTGGCCTTTGGGGAAGCACAGAGCCTCCACATTAAGAACTTGACTGCAAAGGTTGCGGACCTGTCAGAAAAGCTAGCGGCCTCAGAAGCTAAGATCGCTTCACTCGCGTTGGGTGAGGATGAAGGCACCGAGTTCAGTGCCGACGATGCAGCCGAAAAGGAAAAGTCCCTTTCGTCTAAGATTCGTATCTCCGGTAAAAACTACGGTAAGTAATCCAACCCTGTTCCTGAAAGGAATTTAGCCTAATGGCCAATGATCTGTTCACAGTAGCGGACTTCATCAGTGATGCACTTGATGTTGATCCGACAATGACAAGTGAAGTTCTGAATGGTTCTCCGTTCATCTCACGTCTGCCTATCGGCGACACCTCGGATGGTTCTGAAACTCACAGCTACAACAAGTACACGGGTGCTCCTGTAGTTGGTTTCCGAGCTGCGAACGCTGGACGAGACTACGACTCAAGTGCGGATACCGTCGTTACGGTGGCTTGCACTATCTTAGACTTCTCATGGCGTGTTGACTACGCTGTAGCGAACGCATGGCGTAGAGGTGCAGAAGACCTGATCGCTCGTGAAGGTGCCCGGCATCTTGCGGCGGCTCTATTCAAGCTGGAGAAACAGTGCATTTATGGCACGACTGCTCTTGGGGATTCAGCAGGGTTTTCAGGACTCCTGAACAACACTGATCTTGATGCCCTTGCCGATGACATGGTTATCAACGCGGCAGGTTCAACTGCCGATGTACAAAGCTCCGCGTTTGCGGTACGAACGGGCTTTGATGATTGCCGACTTGTCACACCAATGTCTCGCGGCATTAGTCTTGGCGATACGATTGTCACTGAAGCGAATGATACCAACTATCCGGTGTACTACACACCAGCTTCAATGTACATCGGTTTCCAGATGGGTGGCAAGTATTCAAATGGCCGTATCTGCAACATCAACAGTGTTACAGATACTAAGCCTTTGACGGACGACCTGATCTCTGATCTGCTGTCTCAGTTCCCTTCAGGGATGGGTCCAAGTTTCGTGATCATGAACCGAACGTCTCTGAAAGACCTTCAGCAGGGTCGTACAGCTACCAATCCTACTGGTAACCCTGCACCATTCCCTTCAAGTGCGTTTAACGTACCTATCTTCACGACGGACGGCATCGTCCAGACTGAAGCAGTGGAAGTGTAACATGAGCGACGATCTGTCTCCGTTTGAGCGGGCACTAAGTACGGGATTAAGAGTTACCCGGAATGCCGTTGGTGTTCCGGTGACCTACCTGAGAGGGGCCACCTCACTAACTATATCAAATGCCGTTCAGGGTTACACCAGTAAGCAATCGATTGATGTTGGGGGAACGGAGCAGGTCGTTGAAACAATTGAGTGGAATATCGGCGTGAATGAACTCTCCGCTCTCGGGCCTCCTGAGAGCGGGGATATCATCACGCGGGTAGTCCAAGGGGTTAGCCATGTGTTTTCCGTGGAATGCCTTTCCCTTGGTGAAACCGCATGGGATTGGTCGGACCCTGGAAGAACACAGTATAAAATCTCATCCCGCAAGGATGGGGCTTCCGCGTTCGAAGTTTCTGAGCCAACCGGCTTTGACTTGGCCGGGGATGAGCTGAGATACTAGGGGGTGCTTTATGTTTGGTTTTGGGGGTGGCGGTGGCGGTAATCGCAACTTCGTAAGAGGCCATAGATCCATCATAAGGATGCTGGCCCGTCTGCGGAGATCTGATGCAAAGAAGATAGCCAACTCGGCGGTTCTGGCATCAATTAGGGTGGTTCGTCAAGTAGCAAAGGCTAGATTACCCTCAGGTTACAAATACCTTGGCAGGTCCATTAGAACCGGTGCCCGACGTAACTCTGGTTCCACTCTGTCCGACTCATTCAGAGTCGGTTTTTCTGTTGGGGTTAATAAGTCCAGACAGTTGGGCATTTCTAAGACGACGGCCCGTGGTCGCGGTGATGGGGTAGGTATCTCCGCACGTAACGTCCATTGGCTTATCTTAGGGACCTCTCAACGTAGACATAGAAGTGGTAAAAATACCGGCAGGATGTCAATTGCCCCCGGGTTTGCCCACTTCATGAGGCGAGCCTTTAACGCATCAGGTGCAGGAATGCGGCGGGCAATGGTAAGAACTGCAAGAACAAAAATTCGACAATACTTGGCCAAAAACCGTGGCCGCAGAGGATAAAACATAATGGCTAAGATCAAGAGCAAAGGTACAGTCTTTCAACTGGGGGTTGGTGGCGTCTATGCAGCCATGGCCCAGTTAACGGACATTTCGTTCTCTGGTGCGGAAGTTGAGACGTTCGACTGCACTACACTTTCCACAACCGATGCCGGTAAGGAGTACTCACAGACAGGGTACTCGGAGCCGGGTGAGATATCCATTGGGGGTTTCTTTGACCCAGCCGTACATGGTGATATTACATCAAACATTACCACCCCCGCTGAAAGGGAATGTGCTGTTGTGTTTGCGGACGCAACAACGTGGACATTTAAGTCAGCGGGTATGTCCCTTGACTTCACCGTCGCTATGTCAGACGGTGTGAAATTTACTTCAACACTTACGTTGACCGAGCTACCCGGCTGGTAAGCAGGAGAGAATAGTGAAAGCCCGATTACTTATCACTTTAATGGCTACGAGCAGTGCAGACCCCTCAATCGTTGTGGTTGAAAATGGGGTGAGATATGTACCAGCCGGTAGCGTCGTCGAACACGCTGATGCTTACCGGCTGGTACATGGTGGCCTCGCAGAGGCCGCTGATCAAGAATGTATTGACAGAGTGGATGGAATGGACGAACGCACTAAGGGTGCCTTACGTATAGCACATGAGAAATACATGGATGCTCTCCTAGAAGCCCGAGATGAGTTGGTTCAAGATGAAGACGACGAAGACGATGACGATGACGACTTCGACGACGAAGACTAGATATAATTCAGCTTTTAACCCCGACTAAGATAGCAGAACAATGCCAAGTGTAATTACAAGAGAACAGTTCCTTACAAAAGCCCCAGTAACTATTCAGGTTGTTGCGGCCCCAGAGCTAGGTGGAATCGTTTACGTCAAGGGTATGACCGCCCGAGAGCGGTCAGCCTTTGAGAAGCAATTCCAGACCTCCTCAGGTAAGAGTAACAAACGCAAACTACAGGAGATTCGCGAACGCCTCGTAGTGGCGTGCCTTTGCGACGAGGGCGGAACACTTATCCTCCGCGAAGAAGACGTTGGGGTCGTTGGATCTCAGCCCATCACCGTCGTCGAACGTATTGTTTCAGCAGCCCAGGGAGTCTGTGGCATGTCTGACAAAGACGTAGATGCACTAGTGGGAAACTCCGAAGAGACCGAGGAAGACTTCTAGCCTTCCGTCTGGCCAAGCTAGTAGGCACCGTCGATGTGGACGGCCTACTATCCACCATGACCCCAGACCAGTTTGATGAGTGGGCGGCCTACGACCAAGTAGAACCACTGTACCACACCGAACGAATGCTTGGTCTCATAACCTCAATGCTCTCCCACTACTTCAAGTGCCATTCGGGAGATTCAGAAATCGAACAGGTAGCAACCCCTTGGGTGGAGGAGGTGCAAGCAACCGCCTCAGAAATATCCGCTTCATATAAGGGAAGAAACAATGCCTAGCTTAGGTGATATGGTCGTCTCGATGCGAGCTGATGTCTCTCAGCTCGTAGGGTCGATGAGAGCTGTTGAAGATCGGATCGGGAGGGTTGCCAGAGCCTCTGATAGAGCTGGATCACGGGTTGCTGCCTTTGGTAGGTCTGTTGTCGCTTCTGGTGCCTTCCTCGCAATTGGCAAGGCTGCAAAGGGTTCGGTCGACAAGATGATCGAGTTTGACGACCAGATGAGAATGGTCGCCCAGCGGAGCGGTGCTACCGCCGACGAACTATCACTGTTAAGCACGAAAGCACAGGATCTCGGGCGTAACTCATCCTTTACGGCAACGGAGGTTGCGGCAATGATGACCTCACTCGGTACATCCAACTTCAGCCCCAAAGAGATTGACACCATCACCGAAAGCGTCATGAGCCTGTCACGGGCTACAGGGACAGATGCCGCTAACTCTGCCATCTATCTTGGCTCAACCTTGCGTGTGTTTAAGATGGATGCGACTGAAGCTGGTAAGGCGGCGGACATCCTGACGTATGCTTCAAACAACAGCTTAAATACGCTTGACGATATTGGTGCGTCCATGAAATACACCGGCAAGGTTGCCGAAGTAATGGGCGTATCCCTATCCGAAGCCACGGCGGCTACGGCAATGCTTGGTAACATGAACATTAGGGGTGAGCAAGCCGGTACCACTATGAGGCGTATCCTAACCCTTACAGGTTCGGATGCTGAACGCATGGCTGATATCTTCGGGCAGTCCTTCACGGATATCAACGGTAACTTCGTTGGCCTGACTGAGGCTTTTGAGATCATGGAAGCGGGTACGACCAACCTGACCGACGTAGAGAAGATGAAGAAATTCTCGGATGCGTTTGGTATCCTTGGCGTAACGGGGGGCCTTGTGCTGTCTGAGACGGGGGCAAGCGTTCGTAAGATGGCTGATGAGATGGATGCCCTACAAGGGTACGCAAAGGATGGTAGTGATGCTCTGGACGCTGGACCCGGTGGGGCTATGAGGAGGCTCAAGTCTGCCGCTGAAGGCTTTGCTATCATGTTTGGCTACAAGCTGTCGGAGGGCTTCTCCGGTGGCAGTGAGGTACTTACAACGTGGATCAACTGGGCGACCGATAACTTTTATCGCTTGATTGACCACATGGCTCAGGGGTGGCTGATTATTTCACAAACAGTCCTGTGGGCCGTGAACAACTGGTCAACCATACTTGAATACTGGTACAAGGACGCCCTGCTGGATATCATAAGTTTTGGTCAGGATTTGAAGCACTTCTTTACAAAAATCCTGCCCTCTTATGTTATGTGGTTTGGGGAACAATTCGGAAACATTATAGTCACAGTGGGGTCCAATGTTCTAACCACGTTCGAGAACCTTGGTAAGAATATCAAGCGTATCTGGGACAACGTCATGGCCTTCCTCACAGGCGGGGACTATGACTTTAGTAACGTGTGGGAGCCATTAACAAAGGGGTACATCAACACAATTGATGATATGCCGGAGATTCCAGACAGGGTAATTACTGGCCTTGAAACTAGCCTGAAGACGGACCTTGACCAACTTGGTTCATCTTTAGGCGACAGCTTCAAGCAGGCCGTACTGGACCCACTGGATACGCTGAAGGGTATGCAGAACGACCCCAAGCGTAAACTTAAATATGAAGATGCCCCACCACCTGAAGAAAACTCCCCCAGCCGCAAGGGTGAAGGCTTTAATAAAAAAGCCCCTGAGACGGCATCCGGTAAGTGGGGGGCTTCAATCATGCAGAAGGGAAGCTCAGAAGCCTATAAGGGTATCCTCTCCATGATGGGCCAAGACCGTAAAGATAAGCTAGCCCGTAAACAGATTGCCCTGCTGGCACAGGTTGCAGCTAACACAGCCGCAGCAGTGGCCCCAGGACTCGTAGTTGTTGGAGTAACAACCCCATGACCATAACATTAGTTGGTGAAATTGCAGGAGGGCGGTCAGCGTCTAACGACTCAGGGAAGCGTAAATACGAACGCAAGTTCAAGCTGAAGACCGACAGTGATCTGGATGGACCTTATGCCATAGGGTCCCACGGGGGGCTACCAATTATTGGTAGTGTACACCCGGAGGACCCCAATGCGTACTGCAAGTCAATCTCCATTACCAACTCAGACCCTTGGGCGGGTTGGGAGGCAGCATATAGCTACTCCGATGAGAGATCCTTTGACCCTGTAGACCCTGAAGCTGATGAGGTCCTTTTAACGTGGTCTACAGAGGCTTTTGAAGAACTGATTCTGTACGACGTTAATACTGACGAGGCTATTCTAAACTCAGCCCGTGACCCCTTCAGTGACCCACCCACGCGGGAGGCTGACCACCTGATCGCATCCTTTCAAGCGAACGTAAGAACGGTACCACCTTGGGTGCTTGGCTACAGAAACGCCATCAACAGTGATAATATCACTATCGGTGGGCTAAGTATTGGTATTGGCCTAGCTAAGATGTCCGGACTAGGCATTGGTGCGAGGGAGCTTCGGGGGGAAACCTATTTTTACCCTGTATCCTATTCGATCAAGATCAAGCCAGAAGGCTGGGCCTTTGAACCTCTGGACGCAGGTTTCCGCAAGAGGGTGTTGGAAATAGATTTTGAAATAGGCGTGGAGGCCTATAAAACCATAGACTGCGTCGACGCGGAGTTTAAGCCGGTATCAGAGCCTGTGGGGTTAAATGGAAATGGTAGGCAGCTTTTTGAACCATCGCCCAGCGACTTCGTATTCCTTAAATTTGATATCTATAAATCCCTGCCGTTCTCAGCACTACCGGGAATAAGTTCATAATGCCAAGCCCTCCCGCACAGCTAACCCTTGAACTTGCGTTGCAGGTTAAGGCGATGGTTCAAGACTATATGAGCCAACTGGAGAACAAGCGGGGGCCTAAAGACAGGAGAAGCCCCCGCAGGACTGCCCACCCAGCAAACCATTGTACGGCAACGTCAGACATACCGGCAGCAACTGACCTAGATACACCGGGCACAGGCACCGCAACCATCCTACGAAGGAACGATGAAGATGGTTTAACAGACTCACTGCTTGAAATTGACGTGGTCAATCGAAACCCTAGCCTGTCAATTGCAGAGGGTGAATATTTCCGAGCTGAGCACATCTTCAGTGAGTGGGTACCACATGGTGGTGGCGGTGGTGGCAGTATTAGCGTGCGATTTCGAATCGTCGCGGCTGGTGAGGCGTGTACTAATTGCTTTGCTCAAGCCCTTGTTATTTCAGGGCCAACTGGGATTGATATGGCTAACACTAACG